GCAAACCTTGTATTCGCTCAACTAAGCTCATCTTTTCATTGTGCTCCTCACAAAACGCTTCTAGGTTTGCAAGTGCTGCTAAATGTTTATCTCTTTCTGGGCTACTCATCTAATAACTCCTTATTCTCGTGGATATTGCCAATAATAGAAGCTTCTTGATTAAAGGCAAAAAGGTCAAACTCTTCCGTACCTTCCACGATGCACCTAAACATTGCTAAATCATCAGCCCAATAAACTTCAGCAATTACATTATTACCCCAAGTGAGAATATCCCCTGCGTAAATTCTTTTGCCGTCTTTGTCTTTTAAGCCAGTGTCTTGCATAACATCAAAAAAGTCAGGACAATCTAGTATTCCTCCAAAAGACGTTACGTAGCTAACAGGGTCGCCGTCATAGGTGCTCTCTGCGTCATATATCATTTTCTTTTCTTCTTTATCCCAAACTCTATATCTTGGTCTCATTAGTTATCCTTTCAAATATTCTCAATATAAAAATAAGCCAGTGTTTGGCTATCCTCTGCTTCTTTGCGATATTTTGTGTCGCAACTCTTGTTCGATATGTAGGCGATTTTCTCTTTGTTTGCCGCATAAAAATCAGCCAGTATCGGAGCCAGCCTTTGCCCCTTGCGCTCATTTGGTGCTAGCCTCAAATAAAGCAGATCACAAGCTAGCTGTGGAGCTGTCGTACTAAAGTTTTGCTTGGCAATGCTTGCTTTGTTATCCAAAGCGTTTATTTGAGTTTCTATACGCCTTTTAAATGCGTGATAGTGTCCTACTATTGGAGTCATTGCGTCGATTAGCTCATCAATAAAATTGCTCGCCTTTTTATTAATGAATAGTCCTAGCTCCTGGGTGCTGTCCATTTTTAAAAATGAATAAGCCATCACAAAGATGGCTGCGTCTTTTAGCTCGTTGGTAGTCATATTTTGCCTTGTAGTAAGCGGGAATTAATCCCGCTTTTCGTATAATTAGAAGTTGTTTTTTTGTAGCCTTTTTGTAGGAGATTAGGCTACGCTCTTTTAATCTGCCTCCACATCTCTTATCCAGTGTTTCCACAAATCGTCGATAACCTTGCGGGCTTGCGGGCTAATCTTTAGAAGTTTTCTCACGCCCTTTTTTGTAAAATTCGCCGTCGGTTCATAAGGTCTAGCACCATCGCCTAATATAATCGCGCGGTAGTCTATGACGTAATCCCTGCCAAATTTAAATTTGTCTTCCATAAATGATATGCCGTATTCTTTGGTAGCGTTTTCGGGGTAGAATATCGCGCCCATTCCAACTTCACTCTCCAAGGCTTGTAAAATTTTAAATTTCTTGTAGTATTTCATTGTTTATCCTTTTATGCTGATTTTTTAAAAAATTCTATGAGTTTTTGTGTAAAATATACCTGCCCTTTAGTGGTAATCCTCGTCGTCATCGCTTCAAACTCGATATTCGGTCTGTTTACAAAAGCCGGCTTGCGCTCAAAATAGCCCGCTTCTATGTATTTATGATAAGGCTCGGTGCTATACGGCATAATATACTTCTGCTCTCTAAACCACTTATAAAGGCGCTTTTCGCCGATGTCCATACCCTTGCTCGCGAGTATTTTTGAAAAATCCCTTATTAACAATGAGCCGCCGCTAAATTCAGCCACTTTGCCAAAATTTGTATAAGGCATATCTGCCGTTATCTGCGCCTCAAGTTGTTTATTTTTGTCCTGCTCGTCTGCGTATTTTAACATCAGCTCGGCAATCCCTCTCGGGTCTGCTAATATTTCTTGAATAGTAACGGGGCGAGCCTGCCCAGCTAAGATGTAATCGCTTGCCCAATCTCTAAAGGATATTGTTTGCAGGGTCTCAGTCAATTTAAATCCAAGAGTAACAACACCCTTTTTCGTCCAAAATACCATTTTTTGGGCGTTGGACACCCCCGCCCGATTTGTAACGGGGTCATTGTCCTATCTTTGTTTTGAATTACGTCTTGATAGTAAAAATGAACTCCCTCACGGTATTCGGTCGCGCCTTGTGTTCTTTGTTTTCTAATAGCCTCTTGAGTAACGCCAAAACCTTGCGCCACTTGTCTATCTGACAAAGCCCAAGTATCTTGATACTCAAGTACCTCTAAGCTAAGATTGTTAAATTCTACAATCGCGCTCATTCCTTTTCTCCTTTTAGTTGAAGTATGTTTAAAATTTTGGCTCTCATCGCATTATGATTATTGGCTAACATCTCTAAAGCGCAGAATAAATCATAAGCGCAGTCAAGCACCTTGTAGCTTACTTCTTCGTCGCTGTCGCTTGGCTCTATTTTGTAAAGTTCTAAATACTCGGCAAATTTCTGTTTAGTAGGGGCTTTCATTTTTGCCCCCTTGTAAGAAATATCCAAATGCAAGTAGCGAAAAAAGCTACAACCATTATGACATCGGTAAAATCTACTGACATTTTTTCTCCTTAGGGTATAATGTCAAAAGGCATCAGATTAAAGATTTTCTTTGTCCCCTTTCGGGGAGTGGATTAAATCCACCCAAAAATTCGCAAAATCCAATAAAGGATCTGCAAAATCAGACACAGAAGTTGCAACAATCTTGTCATCTGATGCTCCTTTGATTTATTTCAAAACGTATTTAATCCGTTTTGATAGAAGCATTATACAAAAATTATACGTTATTTGTCAATAGTTTTAAGTATTTTATTTGTGTTTATGGATAAAATAAGCGTAAAATATACGCCTATTTTGAAAGTTCTTTTATGATAATAGAGAGAGTGTCAAGAGTTTTTAACTTGTTTTTTAGCTCTAAATTCTCAAGATAAAGCAATAAAGCTTTATTCATCGTTGCTGAAATATTGCCTGTTCTAGCGGCTTTACTTACGGCTTCTTCGCCATACCCTATCGCCTCGCCTAGTTGCTTATAAGTTAAATTTAACTCTTTGCATGTTTGTTTTATTAGATTTTCTTTGGGTATATGCAAATTTGGATGATCGAAAATTTCATCATCTAACTCTTGATCGTATATGTCTCGGTTAAATTCATTAGATGTACCAACAAATTTACAATCTTGACATATTTTATCACCCGTATCGATTTCTCGTTCAGCTTCTTCGACATAAATTCGCTCTTTCTCCACTCTAGTGCTTCCGCATTTAGGGCATTTATACATTTTATTCCTTTATCTCTAAATTTCGTTGCTCGGTGTTTTTGGGCGCTTCGATGCCTAAAATATCGTCTAAATAATAATCCGTGCTAACGACGTTTAAGTCGGCATCAATTATGGATTTAGATATTAGTGTGCCGGCTATCTTGTCACCATATCTTAGTGCTATCTCATGGCGTTTTAGTTTTTTTAGCCACGTTTCGTCGATGATTTTTACGTCTATGGCAGCTCCATTTATGATAGTCCATTTGCTAGCGCCAGCCAAATCTGGCTTTTTGATAATAAAAGCACCTTTAAACTCGCTTTTTTGTTCTATTGCACCGTCTAAATCGTCGGCGCTAAACTCGTAACCACTTTTTACTTCTCGCTCTTTGCCTTTTAAATTTATGCGTGGTGACATTTTAAATCCTTTCGTGCTTTGGGATAGGTTTGACATCGCCCGTAAAAGAGTGGTCTTGTTATGTTTATAGCCATAACTTTTTAACTCACTATCCTCTATAATTTCACAAACTATCTCGTCGGCTCTATATGGCAACTGCTTTGGGTTGTCCTCTAAAAGCTCTATTAGTTTATCTTTAGCCTTAATCAACAAATCAGCTATGGCGTCTCTTGGGTCTTTCACGTAGCTCCTTATCTTGTCGCTATCTATGCTTTTTAGCACGTCTTTTACTTTAGCTTTTAGCGAGCCGTTTTCTACGCCCTCTAAAATAACGCGGGTTGTTATTTCACTATCGACATAGGAGCAAATAGCGACGTTTAGCTCGTCTAAGCTAGCGATAAAGGTGGATACGTTTTTAAAAAAGTCCGCTCCGCCGTCCGCGTCGAAATCAAAATGCAGGTCGTAGCTTGCGTCCATGTTTGACCTTTTACAAAAATTAGACTAAATTCTACAGAAACCTAAATTTAAAAGCCCTTACGACTTAAAATGGTATCGTTTCGTCGCCGTTTTCATAGCCGACGTCGGCGTCGATGTCTACTTCGGGCACATCGTAACTTTCAGGCGGTTTTTGATGCTGCGGTTTCTTAGGCGCTACTTGCTGCGGGCGTTGCTGATAGCCTTGATTGCTTTGCTTCGGCTCGCCTAACATTTCCATTACTTCCACAGCGACA